GTTTGCAGAACTGATGGCTGTTAAGGTAGATAGCTTAGTGGAATACGCTGAACAAGAATCTGATAACGAGGAATTTTAATATGATTATTACTATTAAGAATGATGATGGCGAATCAGTCTATGATGTATCAAAGATTGAAGACGAGCAGAAGAGAGCAGGTGCTAATGTATCTATCAGTAAGATAGGAACATTGAATGTATTAGTTGAGGCATTGAACTATGCTTCGCAAGGACATCAAAGCAATCTTGAATCTGTATTGAAAGATAGTCCAGAGGCTGTCGTTGAACAAGAAGAAGAAGAAACTGTAGAAGATTCAGACGAATCATAATTCATAGTGAGGGCTAACATGGATAAAACTTGGGACAAGCTACACCAACCCTGTCCACTTTGCAACAGTAGTGATGCTGTAGGAATCAACGAAGATGATTCAGCAAAGTGTTTCAGTTGTGGGGAATTTATGCCTAGCTATACTAAAGCATGTGGAGGAAAGGATATGCAAACAGCAACGACAATAGAAACTAAACAACCAGATACGGTAGGAGAAGGAAAGTTTTCAGCCCTTACGGACAGGAAGATTTCCATGAACACTGCTCAGAAGTATGGGGTTAAATGTGTACATGACTTACAAGGTAATGTAGTTAAACATTTTTACCCATACTATAATGGGCATGAGTTATCAGCTACTAAGATTCGTAACTGTAAAGACAAAGACTTCTTTGTATCTGGTAGTTATAATGATACAGGTTTGTTTGGTCAACAACTTTTCAAGGGTGGTAAATATGTTACCGTTACTGAAGGGGAGTGTGATGCTATGGCTACCTATGAACTCTTGGGTTCTAAATGGGCTGTAGTATCTATTAAGCGTGGAGCAAATGGTGCAGTAAAAGATATCAAGGAAAGCTTAGAGTTCTTTGATGACTTTGAAAATGTTATCATTGCTTTTGATAAAGATAAGGCAGGACAAGAAGCTAGTATTAAAGTTGCTAGACTTTTCAAACCCGGAAAGGCACGTATAGTTACGCTACCTAACGGTTGGAAAGACCCTAACGATATGCTAAGAAACAACAAGCATAAAGAGTTTGTTGAAGCTTGGTGGGCTAGTAAAGTTTATACACCCTCTGGTGTTATAAATGTATCTGAACAGCGTGAGAAGTTTAACAATCGTGAGAAGAAACAAAGCGTTCCTTATCCTTATGAAGGACTGAATAAGAAATTGTATGGTCTTAGAGCAGGAGAACTGGTCACACTTACAGGTGGTACTGGTCTTGGTAAGTCAAGTGTTACAAGAGAACTTGAACATCATCTTATTAAGAACACAGAAGATAACGTAGGCATCATAGCATTAGAAGAAGATTGGAGAAGAACCATTGATGGTATCTTATCTATCGAAGCTAACGCTAGGTTGTACGTTGACCAAGAACGTGAGAAGTTTTCCAAAGAAGAATTAGATAAGATGTTTGATATGCTATACGATGGCGATAACCGAAATAGAGTATGGGTACATTCCCACTTCGGAACTAACGACATAGATGACATATTTACTAAGCTTCGTTTCATGATTATAGGATGTGATTGCAAGTGGGTGGTCGTTGACCATTTACATATGTTAGTCAGTGCTGTTCATGAAGGAGATGAAAGACGAGCCATTGATACTATCATGACTAGACTAAGAAGTTTGGTAGAAGAGACGGGTGCAGGAATCATTTTAGTTTCTCACTTACGTAGAGTTGATGGTAACAAAGGACATGAGAATGGTATTGAAGTATCCCTCTCTCATCTAAGAGGTTCAAATAGTATTGGACAACTTAGTGATTGTGTGATAGCACTAGAAAGAAACCAACAAGCAGATGACCCTGATGAAGCTAGGACTACAAGATTAAGAGTTCTTAAGTCTAGGTATACAGGAGATGTAGGTATGGCGGCTAGAGTTATTTATGATGCTGAGACTGGTAGACTATCAGAACTTAGTGATAGTGATATAGAGTTTGATAATAGTTTAGACGAGGCATTTTAATTATGGATTTAGTATTTGACATAGAGAC